GTCTACCACTATTAAGTTAGTTATTGCTCGTTTGGTGTAATAGGGGGGGGGAGGGGTAACCCTCCCTTTCTTTTGGAGAATCTATGGCAACCTTTAAATGTTTAGTATCTGGCAATCTTGTGACTTTTGTTAATCAAGTAGATATTGATTCAATGAAAGGACATGATGGATATGTTAGAGTTGACATTGAAGAACCTGTAGAATACAAAAATACTGTAAGAACAGATACCGCATTTGCGCCTGTCATCCCAACATTTAAGAAGATGGGTAGACCCAGAAAGGTAGCAAATGTCTGATATTGACGCTAGAGACTTTGGTAGATTAGAGGCTCAAGTAGAGTCTCTAAATGGTCAAGTAACCCAATTGAGTGCTGATGTAAAGACTCTATTAGAGTTAGCCAATCAAAGCAAGGGTGGTTTTTGGATGGGGATGGTCATTGCATCTGCCTTATCTGGCGTAGTGAGCTTCTTTGCCGCAAGGTGGTTGAAGTGAAAGATGGACTCTTATCAGGTCAAGTTTGTCCACTTCCTACTCAGGATGTAACACTTAACCTCAAGAATCGCAACAATGCTTTCAAGAACTTTGGTTATGGTGCGCCAAACCCACTTGAACCCAATGAAGCGTTTTGGCTGAAGAAAGCCAAGATGTATAACGCACCTACCGATGTTGTCAAAACTATGCGTTGTGGCAACTGTGCCGCATTTATTCAGACTCCTAAGATGATGGAGTGCATCAAATCTGGTTTAGAAAAGAGCAAAAGCTCACCTAATGAGCTTGACTATGACCAACAGTTTATTGATGCCGCTGATCTAGGATTTTGCGAGTTATTTCACTTTACCTGTGCTGCCTTGCGTACTTGTGACGCATGGAAATCAGGTGGTTCTATAAAGAAAGATTAATCATGGGAAATACTGCCGCTGAATTCGTTGGAATGCTATTCTTGGCAAGGGAAATTGCCCACAGGATTCATCTAAAAACATCATCTTTTGCTGAACATAAGACTTTGAACGAGTTTTATGAGGGAATTATTCCTTTGGCAGATGACTTTACCCAACAATATCAGGGTAAATTTGATCTTAGATTAGATATTCCCTATGTGAATAACAAATACAAAGGCACGATTTCTCAAGTCTTGCGTCAACAGATGGACTGGATTGAGGCAAACCGCCAACAAATTGTTCCTCGCACTGAGACAGCACTACATAACGTCATCGATGAAGTTGTGGGTCTGTATCAAAACACCTTGTATCAACTGACCTTAAAGTAAGGGAAAACCATGAGTACGTTCCAATTAGACCCTAATCAAGTAGCCTATGGTGTTGCTAGTAATGGCACAAGTCAGGTGGCTACAGTTACTACCAGTAGCGTTCAAATGACTGCTTTTGGTGCAAATACAACAATGATTCGCATTGCTTGTTCTCAAGGCCATTGCCACTATGCAATTGGCACAAGTCCAACGGCAAGCGTTACAACATCAGCCATGATACCCCCCAATTGTGTTGAAATTGTGCGAGTAAATCCTGCCCAAAAGATTGCGTTTATCAAGGATGCAACAATTACAACTTGTACAGTTTCTGTAACGGAGTTGGTATGAAAACTAAAGCACAAAAGAAAATTAGCAAAGTTATGACCGAGTATGGTGCAGGAAAACTGCACTCAGGTTCTAAAAAGGGCAAGGTTGTTACTTCACAAAAACAAGCAGTTGCTATTGCTTTGTCTGAGGCTGGTATGTCTAAACCTAAAAGGAAAATGAAATGAAAGCTGGTTTGTATTCAAACATCAATGCTAAACAGGCTCGTATCAAGGCGGGTTCTGGTGAAAAGATGAACAAGGTAGGTTCTAAGAATGCACCTACTGCCGCTGACTTCAAGCAAGCGGCAAAGACTGCAAAGAAGCCTAAAAAGAAAACAATGATGGGATACTGATGAAAACTCCTACTTGGCAAACAAAAGCTGGTCAAAATCCCAAAGGGGGGTTGAATGCCAAGGGGAGATCATCTTATAATGCAGAAACTGGTGGTAATCTGAAACCGCCAGTAAAGTCTGGAGATAATCCCAGACGAGCTTCTTTTCTCGCCAGAATGGGCAACATGGATGGCGCAGAGTATAAAGATGGCAAACCCACAAGGTTGCTACTTTCTCTGCAAGCATGGGGTGCTTCATCTAAGGCAGACGCAAAGGCAAAAGCTAAAGCGATTTCGTCAAGAAATAAAGGAAAGAAGTAATCTATGGCTTTACCTACATACCTATCTCTTGTCAACGATGTATTGGTTCGTTTGCGTGAGCCTGTCGTTTCTACTGTTACTCAAACCTCTTATTCATCATTGATTGGCAAATTCATCAATGACACTAAACGTCAAGTAGCTGATGCTTATGATTGGGATGCTTTTAATCAAGCAGTTACTGTCACTACTGTTAGTGGTCAGGTTGGAGAATACTCTTTAACTGGTGCTGGTGTTCGATTCAAGACAATGGATGTTATTAACACAACACGTTACTATCAGTTGACTCCTTTGTCTCATGTAGACCATGATGTTTTTTATTACACAGTTCCTAGCCCAATTCTGAATCTTCCAATGTATTACACAGTTCAAGGTGTAGATACCAATGGAGACTTGAAAGTTAAATTCTGGCCTGTTCCTGATGGTGTTTATAGCATCAGATTCAGTTTAATCGTGCCAGAAAACGATATGTCTAGCGATTCGGATACAACCTTGTTAGCAAAAGAACCAATCATTCTTGGTGCTTATGCTAGGGCATTGGTTGAACGTGGTGAAGATGGTGGTTTAAATAGTTCTGAGGCGTATGCACTGTTCAAGGCATCTATGTCTGACTTGATTGCTTTAGAGTTGGCTCGTTCCCCTGAAAACGATTCGTTTGAGGCGGTGTAATGGCAACGGGACTTGAAATCAGTAGAGTTTCAGCCCCAGGATTTTATGGGCTAAACACACAAGACTCTCCTTTGGATTTATCTGCTGGTTTTGCTTTGATTGCGTCAAACTGCATCATTGACCAATATGGTCGTATCGGTTCTCGCAAAGGTTGGACTGCACTTAATTCCTCAACAGGAAACTTGGGTGCAAATGATGTTAGTGTGATGCACGAATTGGTGCAAGCTGATGGCACATTGACTGTTTTATTTGCTGGAAACAATAAATTATTTTATTTGGGAACATCAAATACAGTAACAGAGTTAACTTATGGGGGTGGCGGAACAACTCCAACCATAACAGCAAGTAATTGGCAATGTGCATCCCTAAATGGAATAACTTATTTTTTTCAAACAGGTCACGATCCACTCATATTTGACCCTGCTGTCTCTACAACAACGTATAGTCGTGTTTCAGAGAAAACTGGCTATGTGGCTACTGTCCCATCAGCCAACAATGTTATATCTGCCTATGGTCGTTTATGGGCTGCTACAACCATTACAAACAATGCTACTGTTTACTTCAGCGACTTGATCTCTGGTCATGTATGGGCAACTGGTACTGCTGGTAGCTTAAATGTTAATAATGTTTGGCCTAATGGTGCTGATGAAATTACTGGTTTAGCGGCACATAATGGATTTTTGTTTATCTTTGGTAAACGTCAGATTTTGATTTATTCTGGTGCAACTGCACCATCAACAATGACACTTAGCGACACTGTTGAGGGTATTGGTTGCATTGCTAGAGATAGTATTCAAACAACAAGCACAGACGTTATTTTCTTGTCAAACAGTGGCATTCGGTCATTGATGAGAACAATTCAAGAAAAGTCAGCACCAGAACGTGATTTGTCTAAAAATGTGCGTAATGAGTTGATGAATAAAAAGATTCCAAGTGAAACATTGGCTAATTTAAAGTCTGTTTATTCTGAAAAAGAAGCATTTTATTTATTGACATTACCAATCAATCAGCAAGTTTATTGTTTTGACACAAAAGTTGCATTGCAAGATGGTTCTTATAGAGTAACAACATGGGACTCTATACTTCCAAAATCATTTTTGTCTAAACGCAATGGTGATGTATTGATTGGTAAGACAGGATATGTAGGTAAATATACTGGTTATCAAGATAATGGATCAGCATATAGGATGGCATATTACACAAATCATGCTGATCTTGGTGACCAAACAATAACTTCAATTGTTAAAAGAATTTCTGTTGTAATTATTGGTGGAAGTAATCAATATGTAACTATCAAATGGGGATACGATTTTTTGACAAATTATTTATCTCAAAACGTATTAATTCCAACTCAAGGAATATCAGAATATGGAACAGCAGAATATGGCTCAAATGCCACAGTAGTTGCATATTATTCTGAGGGAGTTGCCTTGCAAACCTTGGTTGCAAATGGTGCTGGTTCGGGAAAGATTGTCCAAACTGGATATGAGATGGATATTAATGGTTCTCAGTTATCCATTCAGAAAATTGAAATTCAATCTAAACATGGTCGATTGACTTAAAGGATAAACATGACTGCATATACAAAATCAACCAATTTTGCAACAAAGGATACTCTTACTTCTGGAGATCCTTTAAAGATTGTCAAAGGTACTGAAATCAATACTGAGTTTGACAACATTGCAACTGCTGTCAACTCAAAGTCAGATACTGCATCACCTACTTTTACAGGTACTGTAACTGCTGCTGCATTAACCACAACAGGCAACACTATCCTTGGTGACGCATCTACTGACACACTGAATGTCGGCAATGGTGGTTTGGTTAAGGATGCAAGTGGTAATGTGGGTATTGGTACTGCTTCACCAACTCAATTGCTGGACGTAGCTGGTACTATCCGTGCTAATTATTCAGCCGCAGGATCTGCATTAATAGTTAGATCAAATTCTGCTGGAGGTGGACAAGGCGCTCAAATTACAATGACTGACACTTGGTCTAGTAATCCAGCACCAAGTAAATTTATGCGGGTGAATGCCTCAGGTGATTGGGAAATTGTAAATAGTAGTTATTCACAAGGTATTTTTAATGTTACGAATGCAGGAATTGCTAACGCCACTGGAGGCTACCAAAAAAATGGAACAACAATCGCATCTATTGCATGGGGGGATGTAACCATAACAGGTCTAACAACATCTTATCAAAGCAAACAAATTACATTGCCAAACGGCATAACTTTTGGTGTTGTGGTTAGTATTGTTGCTCTTCAGGCGTCAAATGACATTCTTTACATTGACTCTATTGGTTTGGGCGCTTGGTCTGGAGTTCAATTAAACACCCAAGCAACTCTTTCAGTAAAGCTTGGTAACGCTGTTGCTGCTACGCAAGGTGATGTTCGTGTTTTTTACAGGATATAAAAATGACTGATACAAATCAAATGGCATTTGCCCAACTCAGATATTTTCGAGATGAAAAGTTACGGCGCACAGACATTCCTTGGGGTTTGGGCGATTTCAGTCATCCTGACAAACAAGCGTGGTTAGATTACCGCCAAGCTTTACGCAATATCACAAATACTTGCCAACCATACCTTGATGAGAATGACGTTCTTCAGGGTGTTACTTGGCCTACACCGCCAAATGAAGGAGCATAAACATGGCTATCACGCTTGACGGAACGAATCACAGCATTGGAGAATAAATAATAATGACTCATCCTGAGATAATTCACCACTTTTTTGATAGTTTGTATGAAGATTCCAGTAATCTATAACAATGATTACATTGTATTTTTAGAAAATGATTTTGGGTTTACTTTTATTCATTGTGAATGTAAAAAGTGGACAAAGGAAGTGAAAAAGAATTTGTTAGGTGATTTTGAGAAGTTGTTTGAGATACATAGAAGTGAGATTTATGCAATACATGAGATAGATGATGTAAAGCATAAAAAGTTTCTAGGTATTTTTGGATTTGAGTATCTGAAAGATTTTGTTGGTTCAGATGAAAAACAAAGACAAATATTTGTCAGGAGAATATAAATGGGACTAGAAGCAGCATTAATTGGTGCAGGGTTAGGTCTGATTGGCAGTTCAATGGAATCAGATGCTGCTCAAAGTTCGGCTAACACTTCTGCCGATGCTCAACGTTATGCGGCACAAAAAGCAGCAGAGGCGGCTAGATTTCGTCCTGTTGGCGTAACAAGTCGTTATGGCACTTCTAACTTTCAGTTTGACCCTAGTGGTTATCTGTCTGGTGCTGGCTACACTGTTAGCCCTGAATTACAAGGCTATCAGAACCGATTGCAAGGTCTTACAGGTCGTGCCTTAACTCAGGCTGAGATGGCGCAACAGCAATATGCACCACTTCAACAAAGTGCTACAGGATTGTTTGGATTAGGTCAACAATACCTTGCACAGAGTCCTCAACAAGTTGCTGCTCAATATATGAAGCAACAACAGGATTTGCTTGCCCCTAGTCGTGAAAGACAAATGGCACAACTGCAAAACCAGTTATATCAGACAGGTCGAGGCGGTCTATCTGTAGGTGCTACAGGTGCTAGACCAAGTGGTGCGGCTGGTTTGGGGGCAACTACTCCTGAGTTAGAGGCTTACTACAACGCATTGGCACAACAAGATGCTCAGTTGGCGGCACAGTCTCAACAAGCTGGTCAACAGAACGTAGCATTTGGCACAGGATTGCTTAATCAAGGTGCTGGATTGTTGGGTCAGTATCAAGCTGGTCAGGTTGGTGCATTGAGTCCATTTAGTGCTTATTTAGGTGCTGGTTCTACCATTGAGTCTCTTGGACAGCAACCATTAGATATTGGCGCACAGTTAGGTGGTCGTGCGGCTACTGCTGGTGGCAATGTTGGTCAATCATTGTTGCAAGGTGGATTAGCTGCGGCTAGAACACAACAAGCGGGTGCTTCTGGTAGCGGATTAGGTTCATTCTTAACAGGTGCGGCAAATAATCCTCAATTGATTAGTGGCATTCAAAACTACTTCACTCCGACACCTACTACATTTGGTGCATATAGTGGTGGTGGTGTAAATTCATCAAATGTTGGATATAACCCTGCGGCTTGGAACTATTAAGGAATCATCATGGCAACAGACATTGCAGGACTTTTCACAACACCCGATCAGTACCAACTTGCACAACAGCAAGCACAACAAGCGCAAGCATTGCAATATGCTCAACTTGATCCAAGGGCGCAAGCACAGTATGGATTCTATCGTGGTGGACAACAACTAGGCAGTGCTATTGGCGGTGCTTTGGGTGGTGTTGACCCACAATTAAAGTTAATTTCTCAACGTCAAGCTATTGGTAGTCAAATTGATTTTGCTGACCCAGAATCAATTATGTCTGGTGCAAATTTAGCTGCTAAAACTGGAGATCAAGCACTTGCCATGCACCTTGTTGATGTTGCAAATAAAGTTGAATCAACTTCTTCTCAAACAACATTAAGAAAAGCACAGGCACAAAAAGCATTAAATTGGCAACAAACTCAAACTGACTCTGCTCAGAAAAGAGCAACTATTTCAACATTGGAAGAAAAGTTGGCTAGTGATCCAACATATAAACCATCTGCTCAAGAAATTGCTAATGCAAGATGGATTGTTGCTAATGAAAGTAAAACCAAAACTCAGATTGATCCAACGACAGGTCAGTTATATGTGATTGAGGGATTAAATATTGAACAAGCAGCACCAAATATTGCTAATTACTTGAAGCAAACTGGTGTCACTTTGCCAGTTACAGATCAAACTGGTCAGGTTGCTCCCGGTGTTAAAGCTGTTCAAACTCCAGCATCTATACAAAAAGCAGCAGAACTTGAAAAAGAAAAAGCACAAAAGGCCGCTGAAGAAGCAAATCAAATTGATGCTATTAAAGAATTAAAAACTAGAACTGGTGAAGTTAGAAATACTATTGCTGATACTAAGAAGTTGATTAGTGGTTATACAACAGGATATGGTTCAGTTTTATCAGTATTACCATTGACTGATGCAAGAACACTTGAAAATAACCTTGAATCTATTAAAGCAGATTTAGCTTTTGCTCAATTGCAAGCACTTAAAGATGCAAGTAAAACAGGTGCATCTGGATTGGGTCAGACAACAAAGAATGAATTTGACGCATTGCAAAGCAGAATTAAGAAACTTGATCCTAAATCAGCAAATTTTGCTAAGGATTTAGATGCCATTGATACTGTTTATGCAAGACTTGAAAAACAACTCGAAACAAAGGCTGGTCGAGTTGCTGAAGTTTCTGCGGCTGGTAAAACTCCTGCGGCAGCACCCACACAAACAACACCTAAAACAGCACCTGCCAATAAAAACACAGAAGCAATAATTCAAAAATTTATTGATTTCAATGGTGGTAAACCAACTCGTCAACAAGCAATTGATTTTCTGAAGAAAAACGGAAAAATCTAACAAAGGATAAATCATGGGACTTTTTGATGAATGGGAAAAGAATCAAAAACTGTCAGCAAATGAATTGCAACAGAAATATCTTTCTGATTTCAATAAAGGTAGGATTAACTATGCCAATGATTTATCAGAGGGTATTGTCCAATCTGTTTTAGAGTTAGGCGTTAAAAGTGGATTAACACAACAACAAACTCTTGATAAATTTAATGCTAATCTTGCCAAACAACCTAGCAAATTATCTTATGACAATAAAGTAATTGGTGCTCTTGGTGAAATTGTTGGTGAATTGACTATTGCTGCACCAACTTCAACAATGGGTTGGTTTGGAAGTGGCAGTAAAGTAGCGCAAATATTCAGACAAGGTTTGTTTGGTGGTGCATGGGAATACTTTACAAAACCCATGAAACCGGGTGAAGATAGGACGACAGCCGCTACTACTGCTGGTGTGACTACTGCTGGTGCAACTGCTGTTCTTGGTGCTGTTGGTAGACCATTAGAAAAAATCACAAACTTTGACTTCAAAGGCAATATCCAAGCTGTTAAAGACGCTTCTGCTTCTCTTGGTATTACTCCTAATTTATTGGGTGACTTCACTGGTAAAGAGGCGACAAGAGCTGCTGAAGCTGTAAATAAGGCTCGTGGTGGAGAAGTTGTTTCTAAGTTAAAAAACAACGTATCTGAGCTTCAGAATGCTTCTGGCAAAGTTGAGAATATGTTTACCAAAGGCAAGCCATATAGTGGTGAAACTGGTAAAAATATTGCTACAGCAGTTCAGACAACCTATAAAAATGCCACAACAGAGGGCAATGCTTTATATAAACAACTTGATTCTGTTGCACAGAAAAATAACATCACAAAGATTACTCCAGAAGAAACGGCTAAAGCTGTTAACAATGTAATTGACCAGTATGGAGACTTGTTTAAAGTTCTTGAGCGTCCTAGTCTTGAGGCTAAATTAACCAGTTTTGGTGGTAAGTTGGCAAAAGAAGAAGTTAAACAGCCAGCAGGATTGCTTGTCAGTGAATCAGGTGCTCCATTAATTCCTGAGATTAAAGGTAAAGCTGAATTTACATTCTCAGATATTCGTAAAGCAAGAGAGGGTCTTATTGATGCCTTGCAAGCTGCCAAACAACAAGGAAAACTTGGTAGTCAAAGTGCTTTGCGAATTAGTGAAGTAATTGATGCAATGGACAAGGATATTGAGCGATGGGGTTCTGCAATTCCTCAGAATTCAGAAGTTTCAACTGCATGGCAAAAAGCTAGGGATTACTGGAAAGGTAATGTAATTCCATTGCGTGATGCTGACCTTGCTGTAAGTATGATTCGTGATCCAAACTCAAGCGAATTAAAGACAGATATTTCTAAACTTGCTGGAAACATAATTTCGGCAGCATCTACTGGTCAAGAGGGTGCTAAACGTGCCGCTGATATGGTTGCTAAAGTTATTGATCCAGAAACCAAGAAAGATGTTGCTGCTTATGCTTTTGCTACCGCTAGAAAAGAAGCAACTGATGCCTCTGGTAACTTTGATCCACTGACATTTTCTAGATTCTTGCAAGAAAGAAAACTCAATTTACAACCATTTGTTGACGAAAATCTTGACACATTGTTGAACAAATACAGTTTCCTTTCTCAGGCAATGACTCGTAGTGGTGGCGGTATGGGTGCGGCTGATGAGGCTGGAATGCAAGCAGGTAGAGCCGCAGTTAGTTCTTTGATTGGTGGTGCTCCCGGTGCTGCAATTGCATCTGTTCCAACAAATAGAATTTTGGAATTAATTTCAAGATCAGCATTTGATACATCTGCTGGACGAGCAATTATGCTTTCTGGAAAAACATTAGATGACTTTAGACCACTAATAACAGGTGGTGTTTTATCTCAACAAAAGCCAGTAGGTACTCTTGCACAGCCAGTGACTTTAGACCAACAACAAGCTCCTGCTGAACAAGAGTGGCAAATGCCTCCTGATTTGCAAGAATCTCCAACAATGCAAATGCCACCTGAACAAACAGATCAATGGCAAATGCCTCCTGATTTGATGACTCCTCCATCAAAAAATGATTTAACAAGTCAAGATCAAAGCCAAATTTTGAATATTTTGGGTGTTGCGCCAAGACCAAGTGCAATGTCTGGTATGAATCCTCAGTTGCAGCCTCAATAAGGACTCAAAATTGATCCAATCAGCTTATTGTTTGCCGCCAATGCTTGTGTTGCAGCAATCAAAGAGGGTTGTGAGCTTTACAAGCAGGTCAAGACTTCCTTTATGGAAGTTAAATCGACAGTTGAAGAAGCGGTTGGGATTGGACAAGAAGCATACGGGTTTTGGCGGCAGCTTACAGGGTTCTTTAACAAGAATCCCAAGCCATCCACCAAGCCTGTGGAAAAAAAGAAAGAAAAGTATGTTCGAGTTGATGAAACTCAAGTCAAGGTCAACATTGTCAAGCAACTCACTGAATTTTTCCGTATCCAAGAGCAACTTGCTGCTCACATAAGAGAGGAAGAAGAAAAGTCTAGAAGCGTTTACGATCCTGACCAAAACCACATGGAAGCCGCCCTAAACAGGGTTATGGCTCAACAGCAAATGGCTGAGTTGGTTGTTCAGATTCGTGAGTGCATGGTGTACCAGAGTCCTCCAGAGATGGGTGCTTTGTACTCTGAAGTGTTTGAGATGAGAGAGATAATTCAAGAGGAGCAAGAACAGGCTAGATTGAAACAAGAAGCACAAGAGAGGTACAGGGAATGGCTACGCAAGGACAGGCAAAGAAACTTCCAAGCAAAGTCGGCGTACCTAGTAATAACAGGAATATTCCTCCTCTATATATGGATGTGGCTAATATTCGTAAGCCAGTTGAGGAGGATATAGTGGGATGGATTGCTGCTTGTATTTTGGTTGCCTTGATGCTCCCTTTGGGTGCAATGTTGTATTTAGACATTCTGGACGCAAAGAATGAAACTAAAAATGCCTTAGATAAAATTGAGAAAATTGAAAAACGTATTGAAAGGAAACAACGTGATAAAGATCGTAAAGAGCCTAATTCTATTAGCGACAATCCTATATTTGACAGGGTGCGAAGACCGTTTTAGGTATCCTTGTCAAAACCCTCAAAACTGGTCTAGTGCTGAATGTAAACCCCCAATCTGTACCGCTACAGGTACTTGTCCTGAACAACTCGTAACACCCGAAAAGGAGAAAAAGTAATGCCTACCATCGTTATGAACAAAAATAACCGCCTAACTCCTGAAGAAATTGAAGTCAGGATTTGGGCTATTGTCATCTTCTCCTTGACGATGATTCTCCTTGGCTCTGTAGCCATGTTCTTGTATAGCGTTTCATTTGTGACTCAGCCTATGAATGGCATGGCAGCGATAGATAAAGTCTATACACAGCAAATCAATACCATTATGGTCTTCATCACTGGTGTCCTTGGTGGTGTAGCTGGTCGTAGTGCTGTCTCAGCCAGTGCCAAGGCAATTGCCAAGGCAGAAGCTACAGACAATGATGAACCTCCAACACCATGAGTTTATTTAATCCTTGGGTGCTGTTGGCTATCTTGATAGCTATCTGCTCATCCTTTGGCGGTGGATACTATAAAGGTGGGCAAGATGAGTTTGCTAAACAACAGATGGAAATTGCCCGACTTAATGCAGAGGCTAGACAAAAAGAACAGGCATTAGTGTCTGCTGTAAACAACACTTCAAATAAACTTGCAAAGGCAAACTATGAAGCCAAACTTCAAACTCAAAAGTTGCATTCTGCTATTGACTCTGGAACTTTCAAGTTGCGGATTCCTGTCAAAACAGCCAACTGCCCCGTACCAACCGCCACAGATACCGCCCCTGCCAGCGGAGATAGCGTTCAAGCAACAGCCGAACTTGACGGAACGATTGCTAAATCTCTTGTCGCCATCACAGACCAAGGAGATGCCAACACAAGGCAACTCAACGCCTGTATTGATGCCTACAACGCCGCCTATCAAACCTTGAAAGTAAAACCATGAATACAGAACAATTAGCCAAGATTTTGAAGATGAAACCAGCCAAAGCTGGTGAATGGATTGATGCCATCAATGAAACTTTTGAGAAGTTTGATATTTCAACGCCTGAGAGACAAGCCTGTTTTTTAGGTCAATGCGCTCACGAATCTGGCGGGTTTACAGCCCTATCAGAGAATCTAAACTACTCTGCTGCATCTTTGTGCCGTGTGTGGCCTAAACGCTTTCCTACGATTACTGATGGGCAAATTTGTGAACGTAATCCTGAGAAGATTGCTAATCGTGTATATGCAAGTCGCATGGGTAATGGCGATGAGGAATCAGGTGAGGGTTATGCTTATCGTGGTCGTGGTTTGATCCAGTTGACAGGCAAGAGTAACTATGAGGCTTGTGGAAAAGCATTGGATGTTGACTTAATAGAAAATCCTGACTTGGTTGCTACTCCTCAGTATGCTGCATTGTCTGCTGGTTGGTTCTGGAATAAGAACAAACTGAATGCGTATGCTGACAAGGGAGATATGGAGGGTTTGACCAAAAAGATCAATGGTGGAACTCACGGAATTGAAGATCGAGTTGCTCGAACTCAATTGGCTATTGATGTGTTAATGGCTTAATTCAGTAAACTGTCATAAATATGCGTCAATATTATGGTTTTAACAAGGCGCATATATGAAACTGAATGACCAAGAATTCCTTGAATTGTGGAAACAGTATCAGTCAGCGACTCACATGGCGACAGTTACTGGGATGAATATAAGGAATATTTCTCGTAGGCGTAGGGCTTTAGAAGTTAAATATGGTGAATCTTTAGAAGCAAAAAAACCTATACAAACTATATCTACAAAACCTAGTGCTGCTCGTAAGGACTTGGGGATATTAAATGGGACTGTTATTGTTTTCAGTGATGCTCATTTCTGGCCGGGCATTCATACGACAGCATTTAAAGGTCTTCTATGGGCTATTAAAGAGTTTAAACCTGTGGCAGTTATTGCTAACGGCGACATTTTTGATGGGGCTAGTATCTCTCGTTATCCGAGGATTGGATGGGATTCTGTACCATCTGTAATCCAAGAACTCAAAGCCTGTGAAATAGCAATGGGTGAGATTGAGGATGTAGCCAAGAAGACACGACACAATATGCAGTTGATTTGGACACTTGGAAACCATGACGCTAGGTTTGAGAATAGATTAGCTGCTAATGCACCACAGTACGAATTTGTAAAAGGCTTTAGTCTTAAAGATCATTTCCCTGCGTGGCATCCATGCTGGGCGTGTTGGCCTACTGAAAATACTATTGTCAAACACCGTTGGAAGGGTGGAATTCACGCTACCCATAACAACACTTTGAATAGCGGGGTAAATATTTGTACTGGGCATTTACACAGCTTAAAGGTCACGCCGTTTGACGATTATCACGGTACACGTTATGGCGTTGATACAGGCACTTTGGCAGAGCCAACAGGCGCACAGTTTGAAAACTATTTAGAACTGTCTCCTACTAACTGGCGGTCTGGCTTTGCTATGCTTACATTTCATGACGGAAATTTATTGTGGCCTGAAATTTTCCATACATGGGCAGACGGAGAGATTGAGTTTAGAGGCAAGATACATAAGGTATAAAAAAAGGGGGCAATTAAGCCCCCTGCAATAAACAACTGCATGGCTAGTATATCAGCCAACCAGTTCCCATACAAGACCATCATCATCTTCAACGATGTCGCCGACAGCGTATTCAACTTCTTCTTCTTCTACTTCTTCATCGCACTGAGCATCTTCTGCTTCGTCTTCTTCTTCTTCTTCGTCATCATAGTCTTCAACTAAGTCATAGTCAGCAGCCCAACCATGTTCTTTTTGGAATTCAACGAATTCTTGAATGATTTGAGCTTTGTCAAAATCAGCCGTCTGAATAGTCACTGTTTGGTCTTCGTCCCATGACCAATCGCCAATGTCAATCACAACCTTGTACATAATATTCTCCTAAAAAATGGATGCGGAAAATCCCGCAAAACCACTTTATCCCAAAAATATGACAGTTACTCACCAATAAATAAAATAAAAAAGAATACTCCTAAAATACCAACAAATGTTCCAATAGCTAATAACAAAATTATCATTATTGTGTTTGTAATCACTTTGTTTCTCCAATCTTTAAGAGTTGCGTTTGACTTGCCATTCACGCTCATTGCGACCAGATTTAGACTTGACTGTTTGACCTGTCAACTCAATCAAATCCATTTTGGATAATTCTTTTAAGCGTCTTGATACTTGACTTGAATCTAAGCCTGTCTGCTTGGCTATGCCATCTTTTCCAAGCGCACCATGATCCTTCAGGCACTCCACAATTATTTTGAAATGCTTGGATGCCAAATCTTTAGCTGCATCAGCCGCTTCATAGCTTGTGATTGGGTCAGAATTTCTAGCCCGACCAAAAATAGGTAAGTTAAAGAATTTTTTCACTTCACCGCCAAAATGTATATTATCTAATTTACTCATCATTCACTCCTGTTAAGTTAGTGGGTACTCACTTACGCTTTCCCCATTGAATTACATCAAAAAGGGATGTCATCATCCAAGTCATCAATCTTGGCTTTAGGCTTGCTTTGAGGTTGGCTTGGTTGATCTTCCTTGGGACTGACAGCTAATCCCATGAACTTACCGTTCTTACCCTCTTTTACCCATGCTGATAGCCAGAATTCTTGACCAGCAACCCGAATGTTGCCTTTATAGTCTGGGTGACTGTCTTTTTCTTTCTTATCGTTGCGGAAAAGTACCCCACTGTTATCACGCTGTTCCATTTTCATTTCCTTTAATTGGTTCTAATTTTTTTTCCCAGTGATCTTTTACTTCTGTAATTTCAGCAATAATTTCATTTAGTGCCTGAACATAACCAGTATTGAAGCCTTCAATATAACCATTCCCCATTGCTTTTACTATCGTTTCATTTAATCTTCTAACTAACAACATATTTACACCTTAATTTCATTGAGTTTTTTAACTTTGTCTTCCACTTCCATTAAGAACTGGACTACCTCTTTTTCGAGTTGTTCAATGTATTCATCATTGCGCTCGATCCTTTTGACAAACAGTTGTAAATGCGCTGGCATTCGTGGGTCGAAACTCACAAAGTCACACCAACTTCTGTTTGCACAAACCATTTGCCACTGCATCTGGTCGTAATACTTCTTTGCGGGTGCTTCTCCAAGAATAGTATCAATGTGTGTGGCAGTGTTTGGACACTTGATCTCTAGGCATCCATCATCACCCACAAGGCCATCAGGAGAGGCAGCAGACATGGCAATCCTTGGGTGGTCAATAGCACCTACCTGATCTACCATATTGCCTGTTTTAGCCTCGTATGCGGCACGAGCAAAGGTTTCATTCTCCACGCCCCATTCCATAGCAGCATTGGTGTAAGACTCTGCTACTTGATTAGTCATGCGTTCCACGACCAGTTGTGCCATATAGTTTGCTCTGCTTGTGCTGTAGCCTGTCTTTGTCTTGGCAACAATGTCAGAGATTCTGGATGCTGTAGCTTTGCCACAACGCTGTGCAAACCATTCTGGTGTGCCTTGTTCAACTTCACTCATTTCAATGCCCCTTTACGCTTTTCTTTTGCATCAATTACTTTCTTTTGCCAGCTTTTATCAGCACCGCAAGCAGTGTAAGCAACAGTGTAGACATTCTTTAATTCCTCAAGTGTGGCTGCTGAATCGATTGCTGCCAAGTGGTCAATCATTGTGTTCACATCAAGGTCAGACTCACCCTCTGGCAAGTCTTCACCTGCATAGATATACAGACCCAAGCCATGTAAAGACAAAGCCTTTGTCATACAGCGCATGATGGCAGTGTTTACTGCAAACGCATCGGGACTGGAGATTGCTTTGTTCTTGTAGTCCATCACTGGTAACTGGCAAGTCATTGGTTTGCCAAACATAGTGACTGTGACAAACACCATTGCAGTGCCGTTTATGTCCATGAAACATTTATCGCCAAACATCTCAATCTTGTATATAGCATCTGGATCAGCCTTGAGAGCTTCTGCCCATGCCCACGCCCATGAAAGATATGTCAAATTTCCTTTCTTCTCAGTATGTTCATTGACATTCTTACTGATAAGACTTAACACCTGTTCTTGATTCATTTTCACTCCTGTTTAAAAGTATCATTTAAGATTTGTTGTGCTTCTTTGTTTACTGCCCACATACCTAGAAGCGTTAGGTCGCTGTGGATTGCTGAAAGTGTTTGAAAAAATCCTTGTAGTTCATTCTTCAAGCACTTATCTGACAATTTTTTGGTGTTTTGCTCAATTCTCATAAGTATGGTTGCGTAATCAAACACTGGTTTCTCCTGAGTCTGTCTTTTTCTGTTGAATGATTGTTTTACAGATAGAGAATTGGGTATCAAAATCAAAGTCTCGCAATTTGAAGAACTCGCCAGAGCACTCGCAGGTCTTTGAAAGTGTTGCTTTAGGTTTTGTACAAAATTGGCAAAAATATTCATCTTGGTTGTCCTCTATAAAGTTTGCTATTGAATTTTTTATTTTCATGATTTACTCATCAAACATTTGTTGAAACTGGGCATCCATCTTAATTTTGAGGTCGTTCTCTTTTTCAATACGTTGCTTTTCAATAGCAAGTCTTGATGCTTCACGCAATACCCAGAGATTACGCAATTCACGCAATTCTTCATCGTCATCAATCCAAGGGGTTTGTACCATACCATGAAAAGATAACTCTGCCAGCCGTGTAATCTTGGTGTTTACACGCCTTTTAAGAAGCTCTAAGGCATCATTCCAATCACCTTGCTTGATTGCTAAGGGAATGGCTACAGAGCCTTGTATGGCATCCATAATGTCTTCATCATTTAACTGCTGTTGAGCAGCCCACTTTGCTCTTTCAAATACTTCTATCATTTTTCACTCCTGTTTAAAAGTTATCAACCTATGTATTCTGTCAGACGCTATCATAATTGATATAGGGAGTTTCCCTAATACATCCGGCGTAGCCGTTCTTTTGCTTGAGTTTGGCTTCAACCTTTTCAATCAACAACGCATAACAAGTTATTGGAACATATCTATCATAAAGTTCATTAAATTCATCATCAGTCAGCCCTACCCATGTGCGCTTGGCAGCTACCAGTTTGGCAAAGGCTTCAAGGTGGCTAATGTGAACATCCATGTCTGTTTTGTATAGATTAGAAAACCACATATCTCCGTCTTGTTCCATGCCAGCCTGTCTAGCCATCTCAATGATTTCATCTTGTGTCATTTTTTCTCCTTTTTAAACTCAACATAGGCATCAGCAAATTTAACCTTTTCCTCTTGTTGAACAAGATGCCTGAATTTGGCAAGGGCAATCCACATTAAAGTAACTTTACGTCCTCCCCAATCATTGCCATACTCAACAGCAAAATCAGGCATAACAAATCCTGCATCTGCTGCAAGACATTTCAATTCATCATCTGGTCGGTAAGAATCGATAGATTCTCTGGTCAACAAAGATTTACTCATCGCCATAACTTTCTTCAAGGGTTTTATCATCTAAGTAAAACCAAGAATTACAGCCACGGCAATGGTATGCATCCTCCTCTAAAAATAATGCACCGCCACATCCGATAAATGGGCATTTATCACGACTTTCATCAGCAAACAAGGGTTTCCAAGAGGATTCGGATTGTTTCATTTGACACCTTTCAAGTTGTTAAGATCGTAGTGTATTACACAATATATAATGTAGGACATTAGGACTTTCCCTAATTGTCAAACTGTATGACACAAACAACAATGTGTTTTTTTTCAACCAACAGACAAAATTCATGCCTAGACCACCATCAGAACTAACAGGATCAACCATACAAATTGCAGTCAGGGTGACTCAGCCGTTAAAAGATGAATTTAAGAGTCTGGGAGGTGCAATGTGGCTGCGTAAACTGCTTGCCAATGCCATTGAGCAAAGAAAAAACAGAGAAGCAGAGTTTGATAAGAAGTGATATGATTGTGCGAAACACGGATAGACGAGGATTGATCCCCTTGTCGAAAAGAGAGCCTCCCCTCCTGCCGTTTGTTTCCTTGTCGATGGAGGACAGCGAAGGAAAAAAATGCATTACTATCAGCACCACATTGGTGACTTTATCAAAGCCACCTCACGTTTATCAGACTGTCAAACAATGGCCTATTTGCGGCTTTTGTGGATGTATTACGACAGCGAAAAACCACTAAAACCCGACATTAAAATTCTTGCGTTTCAGATAGGTGCTTCACATGAAGATACAGAATTGTTGCTAAAAAGCTATTTTGTACTTTGTGAAAATGGCTGGCATCAAAAAAGATGCGATAAAGAAATAGAAGAATATAGAGAACTTTTGAATAAAAAATCTAACGCTGGTAAAGCATCTGCTGAACAGAGGAAGAACAGGCGTTCAACAGACGTTGAACAGGTGTTGAACAACAGTGGTACTGTTGAGCAACTAACCAATAACCATGAACCAATAACCAATAACCATAGTATTGAAGAACCGCAAACAAAACAAAGAACAAAAGGCTCACGCCTTTCAGCAAATTTTGATTTACCTGATTCTTGGACAGAATTCTGCCAAACAGAACGACCTGACTTGAATCCTCAAAAGGTGTTTGACTCGTTTAAAGATTATTGGGTAGCCAAAGCAGGTGCGGCAGGTGTTAAGCTCGATTGGCAAGCCACATGGCGTAATTGGGTAAGAAACCAGAATGTTGCCAAACCGATGTTTAACAAGGCAGATGTTGTGCATCAGACAGTACCATCAAGCTCATTCCGTGATCCTGCCCTTGTCAAATTGGATGAAGACAGAATGAGATCAGCACCACCAAACCCAGAAGTTTTAGCCAGAATACGGGCAGTTTTAGGAAAGACAGCATGAACTTAATTGAATTTGGTGATTGCAGGGAAACCATGCGTAAGTGGAAAGAACAGGGCATTAAAGCACAAACCTGTGTGACCAGCCCTCCTTACTACGGTTTGCGGGACTATGGCACAGCAAAATGGGAAGGTGGTGATGTTGATTGCGAACATTCCATATCCATGCCGACAAAATGGAATGATCCTAAGCGTGGCACAAGTGTTTTAAGACCAGAAACAGCGCATCGTGGTGGGTCATCAACCCATTGCCACAAATGCGGCGCAACAAGAATTGATGCACAACTTGGATTGGAAGAAACACCAGATGAATACATCAAGGCGATGGTTGAAGTGTTTCGATGCGTGTGGGATGTACTTCAAGATGATGGGACGCTGTGGCTGAACATTGGAGACAGTTATTGCAACAGCAATGGATTCGCTAGAGCCAGCCCTGAATATCAACGTGAGGGAAGAAATAATATGCCAGCCAATGACAGAAAGCTGGATAAGTTACATGAAACTGGATTAAAGACTAAAGACCTTATCGGCATACCTTGGATGCTGGCATTTGCTTTAAGAGCTGATGGTTGGTATTTGCGTCAAGACATCATCTGGCATAAGCCAAACCCGATGCCTGAGTCGGTGCAAGACAGATGCACCAAGGCGCATGAATATATCTTCTTGATGAGTAAGTCGCAGAAGTATTACTACGATGCGGAATCCATTAAAGAAGAGGTAAAAGAAGTTTCAATCACAAGGGCTAAGTCAGCATGGAATCCAACCAAACTTAATGTTGGTCTTGATGGTGCAAAAAATGAATCATTTGAAACAATGGGAGATAGATGGGTCAAAGAAAAAGCGAATAAGCGTAGCGTTTGGACAATAACTACGAAATCTTACGAGGGAGCACACTTTGCCACATTTCCAACTGACCTAATTGAACCCTGCATCATGGCTGGCGCACCTGTTGGCGGCATAGTCCTTGATCCTTTCATGGGTAGCGGGACAACGGCGCAAGTAGCAAAGCATTTAAACCGACAATATCTTGGATGTGAACTAAATTTAGATTACAAACCCTTACAAGATAAAAGATTATGTCAATTTATATTGGATTTTGCATGACACGCATCGAAGCAAACGATCTACTTGACGAGCACAAATATGGAATCAAAGCCCATTCAATCGTTGAAGTCACAAAAGCCCTCTGGGTCACAAACGATCTCAGAGGATTACCAAAGCACACTAGACCATTTAGTCAAACTGGCATCAATGAATGGATGGAAAGCTCACGCATGGCACAGAGCCAAGGAATTGGACAACGATCCGACAGGGATATGGCGAGGAATGAGCAAAGATTTAATTAACAGGATGAAAGCAATCAATGATTTACATAGGGATTGACCCCGGTGCTGTCAGTGGTGCTTTAGGTGCTATCGATCATGATGGCAATTACTTAGAAGCATTTGACATTGAACATAAGGACAAGCACATTCTGGCACTGGTTTTTAAGAGTCGAATTCTCAGCATTGTCGATCCCAAAATAGGGGCTGAAATCTGCATGGAGCAAGTCCATTCAATGCCAAACCAAGGGGTTAGCTCTACTTTTGCGTTTGGGCGTGCCGTAGGGGTTATTTCAGCCGTTTGCGAGTTAACTCGATACCCAGTGCATCTTGTCACCCCTCAGAAGTGGAAAAAACATTTCCATCTAACAGCAGACAAGAATGAAAGCCTAGATATGGCACGATACCTTTGGCCTGAAGCTAAATTAAAGCTCAAAAAAGACATAAACAAGGCTGAAGCCCTACTGATAGCAGAATATTTAAGGCATACCCTACATGGCATCGAAAAACAGAAGTCAACCCCCTAACACCAAAGGTCAGGTAGTTTTCTACACCGATCAGGAAAAAGAAGCTCTGAAGCACATTGGCAATGGCTCAGTAGCTGAGGGTGCTAGGATTTCGATTAGATGGGCGGCGCATTTCTGGAATGTAGGATTAAGAACAGATCACGACTTGAACAATGTTGGAATCTGTTTATTTGTTGACGACCCTCATGCGGACGATTTATAGGCGTTTTAAGGGGCTTAAAATAGTCAGTCAATACCTGCGCTAGGGTAGACGTAAAAAAAGCCCCTAAGGGCTTAATTTACTTTTTGAGGATTATTTTTAGAATTAGTGCAATTGTGGCATATATCAAGCGGTCACCTGTGTGTTAAATGTGTTTTTTGTGTTTACACCATAATCATCATAAGTGTCGTCATGATCGCAACATTTATCACACTTCCCATCCATTGTTGGACTAGCGCAGGTTTCGGCATAATTTTCAAGGTCTGAATAATTGTCATATTCATATTCATGACCACATTCAGGGCAGGTATAAACCCAAAATACATCAAAACCGATAGAGCAAGCTACTGCACCCTGCCAGTCTTCAGACCATACCCAGACATTTCCTGAGTTTTGGTTAACCCCTGCCTGTGTGTATTTATCGACCTTTAAACCTGCTTTTCGGATAGCAACTAAACAGTCTGCAAGTCGTTCAATATCCGCACCTTGAAATTCTTCAAACAAATGATTCATGATTAACTCCTATTAAAACCCTGTAAAAGCACAGGCCAAAGGGGACAATATCCCCAATGGTTTGAACTCTTAACCCCTGTAAGCCAGTAAAACCCCTATGTATGCCCAGACGGACAGACAAAGGACAGTTTGAATCATTGGAATGAGATATTTTTTCATGTTGCCACCTCATCACGCAAAGCATAAAGTTTATTAAGGTTTGATTGTGCTTCAGTAATAGCACTGTTTACCATGTCGTCATAATAGCCAGACTCGGTGACAAACTCCAAAGGGTTTTCATACAGACAGCCGCCAAGATAATCAGTGCCCAAAAGAATACCCTGCTGATAAACCTCTATACGGGCACAAAACCAGACATATAAACCCCTGTCGATTTTGTCGCACATTTCGGCAATGTCATATTCTGACGCATCGAATGAGTCCCTTGGATGGAAGTTTTCAGGTGTGATGCTGAAAACGACATAAAAGCCTCTAATGTCGTCAGTGTGGATTGTTTCGTAATGTCTCATGATTTACACCTTTCAAAATAGTGCGACAGTGCACAGGTAAGCCCTTACGGGCTTAACTCTAAACTGTCAGTCTGTTATTAGGTCAAAATAGTGGCGTATTCCGTCACTGTCTTTAAATGTAGCAGGGTATATAGCCTCTAGAATCATGTCTGCAAGGGTTTCACCCATCGAGCCATCGCCACTCTCACTTCCCAGATAAATAGCGTCACTGGGTATTGATTCATAAGTTGAAAATTGTTTCATATTCACACCTGTTTAGTTTGCTGTCCAACATCGGACTATTTACTAATGCACAGACCGTGCCAATTTTACGTTTTCAGCTAATACGGCGCACAGAATGATAGTGCTCACTAACAATGTGCACCAAGACAGTGCAACACATTTCATATCATAAAATCATGCACTGATTAGGTGATGTTAGTAACCACTCTGCACCACTTTGCACCATATAGATAACCTATCAATAAAGCTAATCTTATAGTTTGCATTTTATTGCAGTGCAATATATTTCGCATTGTGAAAGGTGGTGTGATTATGCTGGATCGCACCTATACATTATGCTGTCCAGTGCATATAGGGTTTGCACTAATGTTAGTGTGCGCTCACTCTAGATGAGAATGATTCGCATTCGCAGTTGTAAGTGAGTGCTCGCTTTAGCGAGACTTGCGAAGCAAGTGCTTACTTTGATAGGGGGGGAGGGGTAGTCGTGTGTTGTAAATATTGTGGTAGCCTCCTCTGTACACGAAAAGCTAAATCTAGATGTATGACACAACGCATCTGGATTATTAAGGTGGAAGACGAATAGGAGTATTCACCCGTTAGTGGGTTGTTCCTTTTAAAAAGGATGAGCCTCTCGTTTATCTAAGTTAGTGGTGACTGTCAGATCAACACTCCACGCTACTAGCCCCGTTCAATTTCTTTACTTGAGAACTACATGGTTCACTACGTTTATCCTACTTGGTCGGCTCTACCGCATAGAGGGGTGGGTGATGCCCCCGTTTGTCTCCACTATACAAGAATCTTATTCTGATGTAAAGTGTGCGCTAACTTCCATTTACTGGACAAAAGATGAATGCCATAGATGCTTTACCTGACAAACTAAAAAAGCCAAGAGGTCGCCCCAAACTGCCTAAAGTGGCTATTCCTAAGCCAATGACTATGGCTCGTTATGCTGATAACCCTCAGTCCCTTGTTCTACCCAAGACCGAGCATCAGAAAGTCAAAGAACTCAAAGAACTCCTGATAAACAGTGCAGGTGCTAATGTTGTTCACAAGGCGGTTGAGATTGCCATGAATGATGAACATCCTGCTCAAATGGCTGCAATCAAACTCTGTATGGACAGAATGCTTCCTGTTTCACTATTTGAAAAAGAAGGCAAACAGCGTTCCGCTGTCAACATCACAATCTCAGGCATTGGTGGTGTGAATATTGATACTCCTGTGATAGATGCTGAAGATATAGAAAGCAAAGATGTCTGACCTTAACTTTAGTCTCCTCCCTTGGCAACAAGAAGTCTTTGTTGACAAAACAAGGTTTAAAGTCATTGCTGCTGGACGGCGTTGCGGTAAGTCTAGGTTGTCAGCCATTACCCTATTGATTGAGGGATTGCAGTGTACTGCTGGTTCTGCTGTACTGTATGTTGCGCCTACCAATGGTCAAGCAAGACAGATTATTTGGGATGTGTTGATGGAGTTGGGGCGTGATGTTATCCAAGCCAGCCACATCAATAACATGGATATTACCCTGATTAACGGAGCAAAAATCTATGTCCGAGGAGCAGATCGCCCAGATACTTTGCGAGGAGTGTCACTCACCTACGCTGTGCTTGACGAAGTTGCGGACATCAAACCCGAAGCTTGGGAACAGGTTATTCGCGCATCTTTGTCTGATAAAAAAGGCAGAGCTATGTTCATCGGTACTCCCAAAGGTCGCAACTTCTTCTATGATATATTCAAACTTGGAATGTCAGAAGAAGACTCAGACTGGAAATCTTGGCACTTTACAACCAAAGATAACCCCCTGATAGACCCTAGTGAAATCGAAAGCGCAAAGAAAACCCTTAGCTCGTTTGCCTTCAAGCAAGAGTATATGGCATCCTTTGATAATGCTGGTAGTGATGTTTTTAAAGAAGAATGGATCAAATATGGAGAAGAACCTGAATATGGCTCGTACTACATTGCTGTCGATCTGGCAGGGTTTGAAGAAGTGGCTAAACAAGCTGCCAATTCCAAGAAAAGGCTAGACCAGACTGCTATTGCTGTAGTTAAGGTGACGGATGAGGGTAAATGGTTCGTCACTAAGATCGAATATGGGCGGTGGGACATCAGAACAACTGCTGTCAACATCCTGAAAGCTATGCGAGATTACCGTCCTTTGGCGATAGGAATTGAGCGTGGAGCATTAAAAAATGCAGTTTTGCCTTATTTAAGTGACTTAATGCGTAAAAATAATGTATATTCGCATATAGTTGACTTGACCCACGGTAATCGCAAAAAAACCGACCGTATCATTTGGTCACTTCAAGGACGGTTTGAGCATGGGCGTATCGTGCTGAACTCCAAGGAAGATTGGGACGAATTCAAAGATCAACTTTTGATGTTCCCTGCCCAAGGTGTGCATGATGACTTGCCTGATGCCCTTTCCTACATTGACCAACTTGCTGTTACTTCCTATTTTGAGGAAGATGACTCAGATGATTGGCAACCACTTGATGTAATAGCGGGGTTTTAAATGGCAGATATGCAAGAAAATAAATTTGACGAACCTACAGAGTCGGACAAAGAACTAACGACTTTTGTTGTTGACCACTGTGATCGGTGGCGCAACTATAGAGATACCAACTTCCTGTCAGATTGGGAAGAATATGAACGAATTTTCCGTGGTCAATGGGCTGAAGACGATAAGACTCGTGAATCAGAGCGTAGCCGAATCATCACCCCCGGAACTCAGCAAGCAGTAGAGACTCGCCACGCTGAAATAATGGAAGCAATCTTTGGTCAAGGTGACTTCTTTGACATTGAAGACAATATCCAAGATGTAAATGGCAATCCCATTGATGTTGAGATGATTAAAGATCAACTCATGGAAGACTTCAAAAAAGACAAAATTAGAAAAGCTATCGACCAGATCGAATTGATGGCTGAAATCTATGGCACTGGCATCGGTGAGATCGTTGTCAAGACAGAAAAAGAATATATCCCATCAACTCAGCCAATTCCCGGTCAACAGGGACAAGCAGCCATCGGTGTAATCGAAAGAGACAGAATTGCTGTCAAGATCATGCCAATTAACCCTAAGAATTTTTTGTTTGATCCTAATGGAACAAGCATTGATGACTGTATGGGTGTAGCAGTTGAGAAGTTTATCTCTATTCACAAGATTGTGGCTGGTATTGAATCTGGTGTATACCGCAAGGTGGACATTGGCATTGTTGCATCTGATGAAGATTTGGAAGCAACCCAAGAAATCCAGATGTTCCAAGATCAAAAGGTCAAACTACTAACCTATTACGGTCTTGTGCCTCGTGAACACCTACAAAACCTAAAAGAAAATCAGGAAATGGTTGATCTGTTCCCTGAAAGCTCTGAAGCTGCTGACTATTCAGATTTGGTTGAAGCAATCGTAGTGATTGCCAATGATGGATTATTGTTAAAGGCTGAAGAAAGTCCTTACATGATGAAAGACAGGCCAATCCTGAGTTATCAGGATGACACTGTTCCTAATCGTTTGTTGGGTCGTGGCACAGTCGAGAAAGCCTACAATATGCAAAAGGCTATGGATGCTCAAATCCGCAGCCACTTGGATTCATTGGCACTGACTACAAGCCCAATGATTGCTATGGATGCAACTCGTTTGCCTCGTGGTGCTAAGTTTGAAGTCAAGCCCGGCAAAGCCATTCTTACTAATGGCGCACCTAGTGAGATTTTATTCCCGTTCAAGTTTGGACAGACTGATGGCAATAATCTTGCTACTGCCAAAGAATTTGAGCGTATGTTGCTTCAAGCCACTGCAACTCTGGACTCTAACGGAATGGTTAGCCAAGTTAGTCGTGATGGTGGTCAAGGCGGTATGTCGATGGCGGTTGCGTCCATTATTAAAAAATACAAACGTACACTGACAAACTTCCAAGAAGATTTCCTTGTTCCGTTTATCAAAAAAGCTGCATTCCGTTATATGCAGTTCGATCCAAATCGCTATCCCTCTGTGGATATGAACTTCATTCCTACGGCAACTTTGGGAATTATTGCTCGTGAGTATGAGCAACAGCAGTTTATTGGTTTGTTGCAGACTTTGGGGGCTGATACGCCAGTATTGCCGATTATTTTGAAAGGCATTGTGGCTAACTCTAGTTTGAGCAATAGATTTGAGATGATTGCCAAGTTGGATGAAATGATGAAGCCTAATCCAGAACAACAGCAGATGCAACAGGCTCAGGCTCAGTTGGCAATGCAGTCTGCTCAAGCACAAATTGCACTGGTTACAACTCAAGCAGAACAGAATCGTGCTGATGCAACCAAGAAAATGGTTGAAGCTCAGTACATTCCACAAGAAGTTCAAGCCAAAGTCATTGCATCAACAACCAATAATTTGCCAACTCAAGATGATTTAGCCTCTAGAGAGTTTGATAAAAGAGTAAAGATTGCTGAATTGATGCTCAAAGAATCTGATATTCAGAACAAAGCCAAGATTGTTGAGTTGCAAATGGCAGATAAGCAGAATCAGAGTAAAAAGGATAATGAGTTTTTAAAAAGCGTTATTGGTGATTGATGAATCTTAAAAAAGTTATTCTGTCCGATGCGTCAACAGAGGCGAAAGTCTCTGCTATTGCTATTCTTTTGAACAAAGAGTTACCCAAACTCACAGAAAAAGTTGATACTGTTAAAAAACTCAAGGGTGAGCAGGGTGAACGTGGATTAAAAGGTGACAAAGGTGACAAGGGAGATGCTGGCAAAGATGGCATTGATGGTCGCAATGGGATTGATGGGTCTACTGGAAAAGATGGCAAAGATGGTGAAGATGGGGTTTCAGTTGTTGATGCCAAGGTTGACTTTGATGACACCTTAGTCCTGACTTTATCAACAGGCAAAGAGATAAATGTTGGTGAGGTTAAGGGTGAAAAGGGTGACAATGGTCGGGATGGCAATACTGGTGCAAATGGTATTGGTGTCCCCACTGGTGGTACATCTGGACAAGTTTTAGCTAAAAATAGCGGTGCAGATTACGACACAAAATGGGTAACTGGTGGTGGCGGCGGTGGTTCTGGAACTGTTACAAGTGTATCTGGTACGGGTACAGTAAGCGGATTAACTCTTAGCGGCACAGTCACCACTTCAGGTAATCTAACCCTTGGCGGTTCAATCACTGGATTTGCTACAAGTGGTGTAAATACAAACTTGACATCTGTAGCATTGACTTCAGGAACAGTTTCAACTGCGCCAAGTTCAAGTACTGATATTGTCAACAAGTCTTATGCTGATTCAATTGCATCTGGCGTTAACTTTCATTCGGCTTGTAATTACGCAACAACAGCAGCATTGCCAGCAAACACTTACAACAATGGAACTTCTGGAGTTGGTGCAACTCTAACAGCTACTGCAAATGGCACGCTGACAATTGACAGCTACACATTAGTTGTTGGTGATGTTGGTAAGCGCTTATTAATTAAAAATGAGGTTACAACTGCAAACAATGGCGTATATACATTAACTCAAGCTGGTACTGCATCACTTCCCTACATCCTGACAAGAGCAACCGATTATGACACCAGCGGAGCAGGTACAAATGAAGTGGATCAGGGTGATTACATACTTGTAATTAGCGGAACAGTTAATGCCAATACATCATGGGTGCAACAAACACCATTACCAATCACAATTGGCACGACAAGTCTTGTTTTTATTGAGTTTGCCGCAAGTCAAACATACACTGCTGGCACAGGTTTAACCTTAACAACAAACCAGTTTTCAATTACAAGCACTGGTACTGCTGGAACTTATGGTACTTCTACGCAAATTCCTGTTTTTGTTACAAATGCCCAAGGACAAGTTACAAGCGTTACAAATACAGCAATAGGAACTCTAAATCAGAATACAACAGGTTCAGCCGCCACATTAACAACTACTAGAGCAATTTATGGCAACAACTTTGATGGCTCTGCTGCACTTACTCAGATTATTGCGTCTACTTATGGTGGTACTGGTAATGGATTTACTAAGTTTTCTGGCGCAACTACAGCGGAAAAGACATATACATTACCAGATGCGACAACAACAATTCTTACAACCAATGCCGCAGTTACTATTGCCCAAGGTGGTACAGGTTCAACTACATTGGCTGGTGCTTCTATTGTCACTTACACTGGCTCTGAAACACTAACCAATAAAACCTTAACAGCGCCTGTTATCAGCACCATCAGCAATACTGGTACGCTGACATTACCTACATCAACAGATACATTAGTGGGTAAAGCTACCACTGATACATTGACCAATAAACGTGTGACCCCAAGGGTTTCTCCACTTTCTGGAACAATAACAAGCCCATATCAAGCAAATAGTGATTCTTTTGACATAATTGTAATTACTGGTTTGTCAAATAATTTAACATTTAGCGCCCCTTCTGGAACGCCAACAAATGGTCAAAAATTAATTTATAGAATTAGCGATAACGGAACAGTAAGAACTTTAGATTTTACAGCTTTTACTGCTGTTGGCGTAACCTTACCAACCGCAACTATTGGCACTTCAACCAAAGTAATATATGTTGGTTGTATATACAACGCTGATAACACCCGCTGGGATGTTATTGCAGTAACTACACAGGCTTAATCATGGCAAATAGATACTGGGTAGGTGGAACTGCTACATGGGACGGAACAGCAGGTCTTAAATGGGCTTTAACCAGTGGTGGGCTTGGGGGGCAAGCTGTCCCTACAACTTCTGATACTGTATTTTTTACAAATCTTTCTGGTGCAAACACTGTAACTATCGGCACAGGTGCTGTTTGTTCAACTTTAACAATGACAGGCTTTACAGGCACGTTAGCGTTTGGAACAAACACCATTTCAGCGGCTGGAACAGGAACTGTTTTTACAGGCGCAACCACATATAGTGTTTCGGGTACTCCATTAATATTAGTAACAAATGCGACGTCAACCTCAAGAACAATAACCGCTGGCTCTGTTACAGAAGCAAACAGCATAAGTTTTAACATTAATAATGGCGGAAGTACGCTTACTGTTACTGGGTCTGTCAGGGACTTAATTTTTAGTGGTTCATTTGCAGGATCGTTTCCAAATAATACATTAACTATTTATGGAAATTTGACATTTAAATCAGGGATGACCATAACCGCTGGAACAAGTGCAAGAACATTTGCGGCAACTAGCGGAACACAAAAAATAACAAGTGCAACATTAAATTTAAATTTTCCATTGACATTTTCTGGAACAGCTACTTATCAATTACAAGATAATTTAAGCGTAGGAACATCTACTAGCAGAACAATAACACTTACAACTGGCACACTTGATTTAAATAATTTTACATTAACTAATTTTGGCATTTTTTCTTCAAACAATTCAAATACAAGAGCAATTGCTTTTGGCTCATCTGGAGTTATTAATAATACAAGAACTGGAACTGTTACATCTTGGGATTGTGCAACTATTACAAATTTTACAAGAACAGGAACTCCGTATGTTAAATTTACAGGAACAAATACTACTGCTTCTACAATAACAGTTCAGCATGGGACAACATCTGGAGGAACAGAAGACAATTCAATGTCTTTTTATTTTGATTCAAGCCCTACAGTAAATTTATCTACAACAAATTGGATTTATGACTTAGGAACATTAAGTTCTTGGGGTGGAACTATTACTAATTCGTCTACTAATACTTATATTATTTATGGAAGTTTTCTTGGTAGTGGTAGTGTTGCTTATTTTGGAAATTTAACTTTTGCGTCAACAAAATCTACTCCAAGGTATCTTCCAATAAATTCTGCTTTATTAAATCTTATTACTATTAATACTTCTGGTACAGGAGTTTTTAATCTTCAAGCTAATTCAACTATACTAAAATTAAATGTATTAAATGGATCTTTTTCAACAAATGGATATACGCTTGATACTGCTAATTTTGATTTTGATAACTCAAATACAAAAAGTTTAACATTTAATTCTCAGGTTAATATTTATAAAGATTTTTCTACTGGTATAGGTATATTTAAAGGAAATTTAACAAATACAACCATAGATATGACTGGGTCTACATTTGTAATAAATTGTAATAATTCTACAATTACACTTGATGTGCCAAATTTAACTTATCCCAATGTTTCTGTTGATATTAATAGTAGCACTCCTTCTGGTAATTTTATTTTTGGTCGTGGGGCAACAACACAAACTATAACAAATCTTACAATAAAAAATAATGTTGATCCAAATGATATAATTACTGATTTTAATGTTAAATTATTTGCTGGTTCTACATTAAATGTTGGAAATATAAGTATTGATGGAATTATAACTACTGCATCACCTAATTATGTAGTATTAAGCTCAACAACAGCGGGAACTCAAGCTACTTTAAGCAAAGCCAGTGGGACAGTAAGTGTTAGTTATGTGAAAATCAAAGACAGTATTGCCACAGGAGGGGCAACATGGCTTGCTCAAACAACCAATGGCAACATAGATAATGGAAATAATACTGGTTGGATTTTTGGGGCTTATAGTGCAAACAATAGTAAATTTTTGGCATTTTTCTAAAAGGTAGACAATGACCCCAGAACTTGACAAATACTATTCAGACCGTTTTTCCATGATGTCAATGGATGGTTGGAAAGAATTAACTATTGATATTGACAATATGATAGAGTCACTCAATAATATAAGCGTGATTCCTGATGAAAAGACTTTACATTTCCGTAAAGGCGAACTTTCCATCTTGACTTGGCTAAAAACCTTGAAAGAGGTCAGCGAAAAGGCTTATGAGGAATTGAATGAAAAGAATGTATGAATTTGCCTGTAAAAACGGGCATCGCACTGAAAAACTGGCTGATTATGAGGCGGTCAATGTCCAGTGTGATTGTGGTTTGGTAAGTCACCGAATCATTTCTGCACCCAACATCAAGTTGGAGGGTTGGAGTGGGCATTTTCCTACATCAGCCCATCAATTTGACCGAAAACATCGGGAAAAGTTGGCGGCAGAATTAAAGTCGGACTCATAAACTTTTGTCGAGTCCATGTGTAATCTCCTAAAACCCAGTGTGGGCAGGAAAAGGAAACTGTATGTTGTTAGATAACGATGATGAGATGCTAGGTGAAATTCAAGCTGTTGAAAAGCAGAAACTGGAGTCCACTGTTGAGCCGATGAATGCTGATGTTCCCGATAAATATCGGGGCAAAGAACTGTCAGACATCATCAAAATGCACCAAGAAGCTGAAAAGTTGATTGGAAAGCAAGCTCAAGAGGTGGGTGAGGTACGCAAATTAGCAGATGAACTGATTAAGCAAAATCTCTCTGGCAATCGACAAAATGCAGAGGTTGAGCCTGAAATTGATTTTTTTGAAGACCCAAAAAAGGCAGTTCAGAACACTATTGATAAACATCCAGATGTACTTGCGGCTAGACAAGCTAGTCTAGAGTTCAAAAGGATGCAGATTCAGCAGAAACTTACTACTGAACATCCTGATTTTACTCAGATTGTTCAAGACCAAGAGTTTGTTGATTGGGTGAAATCTTCACCTATTCGCCTTGGGCTTTATGCTAAGGCCGATGGTGAGTATGACTATGATAGTGCCAATGAATTGTTGAGTACCTACAAGCAATTGAAAGGTGTTCGGACTAAGCAAACGAGTGATGCTGGTGAAGCAACTCGTAAGCAGAATCTGAAAGCCGCAGCAGTTGATACTGGTGGTACAGGGGAAATAGGAAAACGAGTTTACAGGCGAGCTGACCTGATTCGGCTAAAAATGACTGACCCTCAACGATATGAGACGTTATCAGATGAGATAATGACCGCATACGCAGAGGGTCGAGTGAAATAACACTTAACTTTTTGGAGTATTTAACATGGCAACAGCATTTTCCCCCGCAAATAACGTAACCATTACGTCAGCAGCCAATTTCATCCCTGAAATTTGGTCAGACGAAATTGTTGCGGCTTACAAACGTAATCTTGTAGCCGCCAATGTCGTTAAAAAGATGAACTTTAAAGGCAAGAAAGGTGACACTGTTCACATTCCTAGCCCAACCCGTGGTTCTGCATCAGCTAAAGGCGCAACAAACGCCGTTACCTTGATTGTGAACAACGAAAGTGAAGTTCAAATCTCTATCAACAAGCATTACGAATATTCTCGTTTGATTGAGGACATCGTTGAAGCACAAGCATTGTCTTCACTGCGTAGTTTCTACACAGAAGACGCTGGTTACGCTTTGGCTAAACAAGTCGATACAGACTTGATCCAGTTGGGTCGTATAGCTAATGGCGGTGCTGCTGGCGCTCGGTATGACACTGGCTATATCGGCGGTGATGGCACAACAGCCTTTGACTACAGTGCAAACTCTAGCGCTGGTAACGCTACAGCACTGACCGATGCAGCTATTCGCCGTACTATTCAGCGTTTGGACGATAGCGATGTACCTATGGATGGTCGTTTCTTCATCATCCCTCCATCAAGCCGCAACACTTTGATGGGTTTGGCTCGTTACACTGAGCAAGCATTTGTGGGTGACGCTGGTAACGGCAATACAATCCGCAATGGTGAAATCGGTAATCTGTATGGTATGCCTGTGTTTGTGTCTAGCAATGCTGACTCAGCATCTGCTACCACTACATATCCTGCATCTGGTACTGCAATTGCCCGTGTTTGTTTGATGGGTCATCGTGATGCGATGGTTTTGGTTGAGCAAATGGCTATTCGTTCACAGACACAATACAAACAAGAGTATCTTGGTACGTTGTTCACTGCTGACACACTCTATGGTGTTGGTGAATTGCGTGACTACGCTGCTTTTGCTTTGGTTGTACCAAGCTAAGTTGCAGTTGTTCCCCCTGCCTGATGGTGGGGGGGTCTTTTTTTTAACTTGTAATTTGGAGAATTGATATGGCCGCTGCAACCGCTGTAGTTTCTAAACGAGATCAAGCATCGTTTAGAGGCTTATTTAATGACACTTGGTCTGTGACCGCAACGCTTGACTCTGCATCTGTAGCAACAGGTGCGGCTGGTGCGGCAACAGACACAATCACTGTTTCTGGTGTTGCTTTAGGTGACGCTGTAATTGCAATGTCTTTGGGCGTTACAGAAGCTGGCATTGTTCGCCGTGCTTATGTTTCTGCCGCAAACACTGTGACAGTCGCAACTAATAACTTAACTGGTTCTTCTGTAGACTTAGCGTCTACCACTATTAAGTTAGTTATTGCTCGTTTGGTGTAATAGGGGGGGGGAGGGGTAACCCTCCCTTTCTTTTGGAGAATCTATGGCAACCTTTAAATGTTTAGTATCTGGCAATCTTGTAACTTTTGTTAATCAAGTAGATATTGATTCAATGAAAGGACATGATGGATATGTTAGAGTTGACATTGAAGAACCTGTAGAATATAA